GGCAGCAACAGATTTGATCACAACAAAGTTCAGCACAATGGCTTCACCGAGTGACCCTGCATTTCTGTTGCCCACACTGATTCTGCATGAACCAGCAGCAGTGGCATCACATTGAATGCTATAAGCACCTGCTGTGGCACCCGACGCAATGCTGACCAAGACCACATCTGTGGCTGCAATAGTACTGTTGGTCAGTGTGAAACTGACTTCCGCAGCCGCCGCCAATGCAGCATTGTTCATGGTAATTTGTCCGCAACGTTTGTTTAGAGTGACACCTGTTGATTTGTCTGTGGCCTGCGTTACTGTACCACCGGTGCCTGTACTGTATCCCACAGCTGATTCCACGCTGCCCAGGAGTGGTCGATTCAGATCAAATATGGTAATTGTGGTGCCTGAATCTGTTGTTGAAAATCCAAACTCGTATGTGCCAGTGGCAGCAAAGGTAATCACATTGGCAGCATATCCTTGCACACCTGTGGTGCCCAGGGTGACCGCTGCGGGCAGAGTCAAGGTGTATGCTGTGTTGGTAATGGAGATTCTCAATCTAATCATGCCTGCTGCACCTGAGTCGGGAAAGTTTGTGAAATTCAGGCTGATGCTTCCTGTGGTGCTGATAGCTTGATAATGACCTGCACTGTAGTCCACTGTGATAGAGCCGCTGGTGGCAGTGAGTTGAACTGCCACAGCACTAAAGTCTCTAATGGCTGCTGCATAGATCAAATTGTCTGCCATGTTGTTGTCCAGACTGGTACCTGTCAGGGCGCTCTTGAAAATACCTTTAGTTTCAAGATCAGTTATCTCAGTTGCTGCTGTGGCAAAGTTGGTTTTGATATTGGTAAAGTTGTCTCTAAAGCCCTGAGTATTGTTGGGCTGTCCAGCAACTGGAAAGTTGCCGTCTATGTTGTTGGGGTTTATGCTGCTGCTCATGTGTATTCCTTGTTGTAGATATTTATTGTCTAGTAGAAATCGCTAAATAATCCAAAGGCCCGCGAACATGCAAAAAAAGACCCGAAGTATACTGGAAGAACTAGACACGCTGTATGTGCAACGTGATCGCCGTTTGATCATTGAAACTCGTGCCGACAGCATTATTGCCAGTGCCATACGACTAATTGAGCAAATAGAAACAGAGTTTGGTGCTGACCAAGCCGACAATCTCACAAGAAAATTACTCAATGCCATAAGAACAAAAGATGCTGGAAAGTTTTCCAGATCAGTTAGGAAAACACATGCAGATTCATGAATTGACTCGCCGTAAAGTAACAGAGGCAAGTCCTACTGCGGGATTTAATGCCGGTAACATAATGAAAACCATGCCAGGTGCAACCACGCCTGCTGCTGCACCGGCTGCTTCGGCTGCTCCAGCAGGGATGGCCGCACAGACCTCCACAGCCGTCAAGCCCGGAATAGCCAGCACAGCCAAGGCCGTGGCCGGCGGTATTGGCGCTGTGGTGGGCGGGCTTGGCAAGGCAGTATTTGACAAAGCCTTGACCGCAACTGGAATGACACCAGGTGACGGAGTAACTTCAAGTGGTGATGCAGCCGCCACCGCTGGCAAGTACTCACAACAACAGGCACAGCCGCTTGCTATACAGACACAAAAAGCCTGGACACAAATGGTGCAAGCTCACTTGCAAGCTGCAGGTGCTGCTGGCCTAGCACAAATTAGCCCTGCAGAAAATGCTCAATTAAAAACTCAATTATCAAAAATGATCAACGACATGATCACAGCAGGCTCTTATACCAGTGCTTCGTATGATACTCTGGCGGCCAATGTTGGAGCTGATCCATCAGCTCAAACGTCAGCACAAAACGCAACAGCAACTATCAAAAAAATGATAGATGATATCTATAATAGCACAGTGAATCCAACCACCAACAACAATGCCGCAGCAATGTCAAATATGTTTTTGACTCTGGCGCAAAGTGGAATATTGCCAGCGCAACATCTGCTGAAATTCTATCCCAAATCTGGAGCGTCATCAAACAGTGCAGCCAATCCTACTGCTGCACCACTAACCACCAGGGCACAACAACTAGCAAAATCCCTAAGGGCCGATATGGCCTCTTTGCCAGCTGCTCAAGCACGAGCACAGGCCGATCCTGCCGCGGCAATAGCACAATTTAAAGAATTAATGGGGCTCAAATGAAATCATGGTCACAATTAAACGAAGGCGGTAATGTATTCAAAGACGCCCAGGGCCAACCACTAACACAACGCATTAACCAAGCTGATGTTGCAGCCACCATTGCATGGGTAGAGCAAGTGACAGGTATAAAATTCCCCCAAGATCGTTGGTTGGGCAGCACTGGTCGCAAGCCCACATCTGGTGACCTGGATCTGGCTGTGGATCTTGGAGAAACAACCAAAGAACAAGTGGCAGCAGGACTGACACAATGGGCCACCAGTCAAGGACTTGACCCACGTGACTGGGTGCGTAAATCAGGCGAAGTTCATTTCAAAACTCCCATCAGCGGCAACCCTCAAAAAGGATTTGTGCAAACTGACTTCATGTTCTTTCCCGATCTTGACTGGGGCACATTCTATTATGGTGGCACAGAAGGATCAGTCTTCAAGGGCATGAATCGCAATGTACTAATGAGTTCAATTGCCAAACAAGCCGGCCTCAAGGTGGGCGCAAATGGCATGATCAGCAGAACTACAAATCAACTGGTGCAGGGTGGTCAGGATCCAGACTATGTGGCACAGGTATTACTGGGACCACAGGCCACTCGTGACAATCTCAAAAATGTAGAATCAATTTATGCTGCTCTGGCAACTGATCCCAAGCGTGATGTCAAACTCACAGACTTCCGTGAATATCTAGCCCGTGAAGGCCTACAAGAACCAACATCAGTGGCCGAAAGTGACACAAATTTTCTGGCACGGCTGCGTGATCGTATTGTGAATCGTGGCTATGTGGCTCTGGTGGAAGCAGAAGAAGCCGGAGTTGGTGGCAGAGCCAAGGGCATCGAACACCTAGAAGATCTAGTGTTCCGCCGTGCTACTCAAGGCATTGTGGATGCGCTGGAAATTGTGAAACAGGCCACAGAGTCTCCCAAAACGATCACTGCCAAGTGGGACGGCAAGCCTGCTGTGATATTTGGACGCAAGCCCACCACCGGAGAGTTTGTGTTAACAGATGGCTCAGGCTTTGAAGCCAAGGGCTATGACGGTCTTGCCACCAGCCCCAGAATGATGGCACAAATTCAAAGCACACGATCCGGAGACAGAACAGAATTGATCAACTTGTATGCACAGCTATTCCCTGTGCTGGAAGCTGCGCTACCTGCCAACTTCCGTGGCTATGTCAAAGGCGACCTGTTGTACATGTCAACTCCTCCTGAGATTGCAGGCAACTATGTGTTTCGCCCCAACACAGTTGAGTACAAGATTCCTGCTCGAAGTGCGCTGGGACAACGCATTGGTGCTAGCACAATTGGTATTGCCATACACTCCATGTATGGCGATGTGGGCGATGCACGTCAGCCACTCAAAGGTGTAACGTTCAATCCTGTGCCGGGACTGATGCTGGAACGCCCTGCCACTCCCAGCACAATAGCCACAGACAGCAATCTGGAAAAACAACTGCGCAATCTGGTGCGCACAGACGGTGCTGCCATCAACACCTTGTTTAATCCTGCTGAATTACGTACCCACAAGATTACTGATCTTGCCAAACTGTGTGTGGACTTTATCAACACCAAGGTAGGCACACCCCTAAATCCTGCAACTCTGTTGCCTGAGTTTGGCGAGTGGTTACAGACTCGAGTAACTCCACAAAAGTTTCGTAACATTGTGGAATATCTGCAGAGTCCCAGTTCAAATACAGCAGCCCTGGCCGCTGCATTCAGCGCATTTTTGTTGCTGCATGATCTCAAAATGAACATTCTAAAACAGGCTGATACACAGCATCCTGGGCAAGAAGGCTGGGTCATGGCCACTCCTGCAGGCTATGCCAAGGCGGTGAATCGCTTTGATCCCAATGCTTTTGCTGCTCAAAATCGTCAGAGAAACAACCCTCAAGAGGCGTGATTTTTCCAAACTGACTAAATAAGTGCAGGGATCCTGTATCCCATTAACTTTAAAGGAAATTTATCATGGCAATATTTACAAAAGTAAACGGTACTACACAACCGTCATTCGCACTGGACGTAGCAAATGGTTCTATCGCTGGAACAGCCAACGTGGCAGCACAAGGCCCAGTTCAGATCCAAGGTCCAAAACTTGACTTCTTCACTTTGACAGCTAACACTGCTCTTACCAATGCTGGTAACGTGAATGGTTACTTGAACAACGTGTTGACATCTGTTCAACAACTTGGTACAATCGCAATTTACCAAGCTGCTGCTGGTGCTGGCGTTATCAGCTTGGCTATCTATCCAAGTGGTGCTTACACCACAGCTACTCTAGTTGCTGCTGCTCAAACAGCCAATGCAACTGGTGGCTTGAACATTGGTATCCCAACTGCCAACGTTAGTGCTTCTGCAACATTCACTAACCTGTAATCAGTTTAGACCCCACAGCAACCCTGGACGTAAAAAATCCAGGGTTTCTTTTTGGCATTAAATACTCCTAGAATGAAGATAACATGCCGCACACTTTTTGATTGCAGTTTGACCGGGGTCACTGGACATTTTCGTTCCAGCGAGATACCATTCCGTGATCGTGTGGGGCAAATGGTACACACACAAGCAGACTGGAATCACAGTCGCAACCAACAACGCAACTGGGAAACTCTGTTGCAGATCATTGGCCTGCGAACTCAGCCACAAGACATCACCATACCTGAACATCAGGACGGTGTCTGGCCT